TACCGCTGGCTCCCTCGGTACGGCTACCGCTGGCGACAGAGGTACGGCTACCGCTGGCTACAGCGGTACGGCTACCGCTGGCGACAGCGGTACGGCTACCGCTGGCTCCCTCGGTACGGCTACCGCTGGCGACAGCGGTACGGCTACCGCTGGCTCCCTCGGTACGGCTACCGCTGGCGACAGAGGTACGGCTACCGCTGGCTACAGCGGTACGGCTACCGCTGGCTACAGCGGTACGGCTACCGCTGGCGACAGCGGTGAAATCCAAATCAAGTGGTGGGATGCGAAAGCGGAGCGCTATCGCACTGCCATTGCCTATGTCGGCGAGGGCGGCATCAAGGCGAATGTCGCATATCGACTCAACGACAAGAACGAATTTGTGGAGGCGAACTCATGAATGCTCCCATGATCGTTCCCGCGACCATTCGAGGCCGTTCTGCGCTGCAGGAAGTGCGCGCGCTGCTCGACCAGCTGGCCGTCATTGATGCCGATTTCGAGAGCATCAATGGCCCTCTTGCGGGCGAACCGACCGACACGCTTCCGGTGCTTGGCCTGACGGTGACCATTACACGCGACGAGCTGCGCGACCTCGTCCAGCGCCGCCGCGAAGGCGTGCTCAACAAGCTGGAGAACAAGGGCATCCGCATCGCGCCCGATCCCGCACCGGCTTTTCCACCGGGCACCGTCATTGAGGTTGCACACGATGAGGTGGCGTACGACTACGCCGCCAAAGTAAACCTTGGAGTGATCAGCTGATGTTCGGACGTAAGCGCCAGATCGAAGTCATGCGCCAGGCGTTGCTCTACTACGCCAACCGCGACACCTACCGCCGCAAGGGTAAGCACCCGCCCGGCTCGCCCGTGCGCTACAAGCACGCGCCCATCGTGGACGACCACGGGTCTACGGCGCGCCTCGCACTGCGCCGCGTCGAAGGCATGGCTGCGTTCCGCTGGTTCCGGCGCAAGCCCGTCGACCTCGGCACGCTCACGATGCCGAAGCCTCTGGCTGCGCAGGAGGACTGATCCATGGTGCGTACGCCCGACATGTTCGACGGCATCTTCGACAACCAGTCCACCGGTCAGCGCGAAGTCTGGAAGGACGGCCGCATGGGTCGCTATGCCAGGCGCAACGCGATCAGTGCCTGCAGCCCGTGGGCAGAGCTTCGCGCGCCCTGGGGCACCTACCCCGATCTGCCGGCCAACGCCGCGCAGGCCGCGTAACGAATCGCCCACGCTGGGCAATCCAGACAGCCGGGATAGACCGGCACCCTTCCACCTACCGGAGCATCCAGATGGATCGCCAGTTCAAGTTCCAGCTCGATCAGCGCGTCACGATCACTGCCAGCGGTGAAACCGGCGACGTACTCGCCCGCGCCGAATACAGCAAGTCCGAGAACCACTACTACATCCGCTACAAGGCCGCCGATGGCCGCGCCGTGGAAGTGTGGTGGGGCGAGTCGTCCCTGCACGCTGCGTAAGTCTCCCCGCCCTGTGGAGTAGCACAGGGCACAAAGAAGCCCGCTGCAGAGCCTGCAGGTGTAGGCGCCGAGGTTCATTGGCCTCGGAAAACGTGCGGTTCGAATCCCTCTAGCGGGCTTCTTTGTACGAATGCGCCGGCAACGCCGGCAAAGGAACACCGCCAGGCCATGGGACTGCTCACCTCACTCAACCGCCAGCAGCGCCGCGCAGCGATCAAGCAGCTGCAGGCGGACAATGCGAAGCAGCCGGTCACCATGACCGCCGTCGATCTGGCGAGCTGGCCGAAGAAGCTGCCGCCGGGCCTCGAGTTCGCATGGCGATCGCGCACCTTCCTGGCGCAGCTCTACCGCGAGCCGAACGGCCTGCGCCGCAGCGTCAACCGCTCCACCACCATGGGCGACCGCTGGGACGATAACATCAGCTGGGACGAACTCATGCGCGTGAAGGCTGAGTGCGGCTTCGGTGGCTATTGGGCCGTCGAGGTCTTCCCGCCGGAACAGCACGTCGTCAACGTCGCCAACATGCGCCACCTGTGGCTACTCGATGCAGCGCCAGACTTCGCCTGGAAGCGCGTCGCATGACCGACATCCTCTACCTCTGCCAGCGAGCACGCGCCAGCACCCGTTGCGGCGCCGCGATCGATGGAGCCCTGCGTCATGCGCGCCAGGCGCAGCTTGAGGCCAAAGCGGCAGGCCTGCGCCCTAAGGACGCCTCTTCCATCACCCGCGCCATACGCGAGCTGGAAGACGCCCTCACCGGTACCGAGAACCACCGACAGCGCCTTCTCGACAAGGCGGACAGAAAGGAGAAACAGCGTGGCTAAGCGAGGCAACGTTACGACGCTTGCACCTTCCGAGGGTCCGGGATGGGATGCCTGGGGTGCTGCCTGCGGGTTCACCAGCTGGGAAGCCGCAGGCGAAGCGCTGGGCATCGGTCGAGCCCACATCGTCAATGTCCGCAAGAAGGCGCCGCGAAAGACGATGCGCCTGGCCATGGATGCGGTGCTCGCTGCGATGCAGCCGCGTGACCATGATCCTAGTTATTGGCGGGATCGCTTCAACGCCATGGAGATCTGCACGGTCAGCACGCTGCGCGCACTGGAGCGCCACGGCATCACCGAGGTGGACGACCCGGGTGAGGCTATCGACGTGCTGGCCGAGCGCTACGGCAACATCGTGGCGGGCTACCAGGAATGGGTCGAGAAGAACTGGAACCGCCGCAGGACGCCCGTGGATGGCAACCCGCTGCGCGACCTCTACATCATGGGTCTGGGCATCGGCGGTGAAGCTGGCGAGGTCCAGGAGCTGCTCAAGAAGCACGTCAGGGACGGCCGCCAGATCGACGAAGACCTGCTCCTGGAACTAGGCGACGTCCTCCATTACCTGACCCGCATCGCCAGCTACTTCGGCATTCACCTGCTGCAGGTGATGACTGCCAACCGGCAGAAGATAGACGCCCGCCATGCAAGGCGGGAGGCCGAGCGCGCCAAGGCGGTTGAGGTGAGCCATGACTGACCAGCTGAAGGCGTGCCCGTTCTGTGGCTCGACCGAGGGTTACGTCGAGCGCTACGACTATTCATCCTGCTATCGACTGTGCGAGGGATGCCTCGCGCGCGGCCCGCTGATGATGGCCGAGGACGAGGACGAAGAGATTCCTGGCCAGGATCCCGCGCTGGTCGCCTGGAACACCCGCACTCAGGCCGAGGACGGGGAGGCGGTAGCGTGGCTTGAGGTTGAGCCGGGCGTGAGCCTCACGCAGGCAATCAGCGAATACGGCATGTACCTCCATAGCATGCAGGTGCACCTTGGCCGAAAACAGCCAGCCAAGGCCCAAGGACCTAACGGACTGTTCCCCCTCTACACCCACCCGCCCCGCGCCCAAGGGGATGAACCAACTGGTAAGGATCGCTTACAGGTTGGCGACGCTGAACCAACTGTCTGGAATGACCGGATAGTTACCGATGCTGACCTGACGTATGCCGCCATCCAGCGTGCGGCCGGCGAGCTGCCCGAAGGCTACGAAATTCAGATAGGCATCGAGAAGGACGCCGGCTGGGTGGAGCTCATTGGGCCTGACGGCGAGATCGAGTACCCGACCAATCGCGAGAGCATTGCTGACCAGGTCAACGACGCCATCGACGCCGCCCTATCCGCCCAGCGCGGGGAGGCTGATCATGGTTGAGCACATTCACGCCAACGAACCTGTGTGCCCCTACTGCGGCGCCCGTGAGCGCGACGCATGGGAAATCAATTTCGGACCAGGCATCGATGGCGATACGACGCATACCTGCGGGAGCTGTGGCGAGGACTACCTGCTCGAGCGAATTGTCGATGTGAGCTATTCGAGCCACCCCATCGCCAAAGCCACGGAGGCCGCCAATGCCGATCAAGCCTGAGAACCGCGATCGCTATCCGGCCAACTGGGCGACCGAGGTCCGCCCGGCAGTGCTCGCCCGAGCCCACAACAGCTGCGAGAAGTGCAAGGCACCCAATGGCGAGGTCATCTGTCGCGAGATGGACGGGTCAACCTATATGCTCATGAACGGCATGGTGTTCGATGCCGAGACTGGCGATGCGCTCGGCTGGGCCCGTGGCAGCGAGTACCCGGCTGGTCGGTTCATCACGGTGGTGTTGACAGTCGCCCACCTCGACCACCAGCCCGAGAACTGCGACATGGACAACCTGCGCGCGTGGTGCCAGCGGTGTCACCTGCGCTACGACCAGGCGCACCACGCGGAAAGTAGGCGCGCCACCGTAGCGTCAAAAAAGGCCTGCGGCGATTTGTTCAAACCGACGGAGGCCGCCAATGGGTGAGCCTCGCCACTACTACAACGAGATCGAACCCTACGCCGTGGCGTGGCTTCGCAACCTCATGGCCGAGGGACTGATCCCCTCCGGCGACATCGACACCAGGAGCATCGAGGATGTCCGACCCAGCGACCTCGCCGGATACGTGCAGTGTCATTTCTTTGCCGGAATCGCTGGGTGGCCCCTCGCCTTGGCCCTTGCCGGATGGCCGAGTAGTCGACCCGTGTGGACTGGCAGCTGCCCTTGTCAGCCTTTCTCATCGGCAGGTAAAGGCGCTGGGTTTGCAGACGAGCGGCATCTCTGGCCAGCCTTCCACCACCTTATCGCCCAGCAGCGCCCTGCAGTCGTCTTTGGAGAGCAGGTTGCGAGCAAGGACGCTGATCCTTGGATCGACCTTATACACGCTGACATGGAAGGCCTGGGTAACGCCTTCGGGTGTGTCCCGTTCCCGTCTGCGGGCGTCGGTTCGCCGCACATCCGAGAACGCCACCTATGGGTGGCCGACTCCAGCGGCACGGGACTGGAAAGCGGGCGCGGACACGCGGCAAGCGCGGCAAGCGCGGCAAGCGGGCGGAATGCTAATGCAGGAGGCCGCTCGCTTGATGGGTTGGGTCACACCAACGACTGCCGTGGTCGATCACAAGACGCGGCCCCCGATTGTGGGGAATCGAAAGCCGACCGATCCACAAATATCGCTGGCAGATCAAGCGTTCCACCTGGCCAGCTGGCACACCCCAACCTCGATCGACAGCCGTCGCGGCGACTACCAGTACGACCAAGGGGACAGGTCGAAACCGCGGCCCTCAAATCAGGGTATGGCTCGCATGGTGGGGCCGATCCGCTTAACGGCTTCTGGGCAGATGCTGACTGGCTTGGATGCACAGATGGAAAGTGGCGGCCAGTTGAACCCGGCACATTCCCGCTGGCTAATGGGATACCCGGCCGCGTGGGACGCCTGCGCGCCTACGGCAATGCCATCAACCCGTGGCAAGCGGCGGAGTTCATCGCCGCCTACGCCGAAGCCCGAGGCATCGCCCTAACCCCGCACAGCGTCAGGGAGGCTGCGTGAAGTCAGTCGTCCCTTTCTTCGAACTTCCTTTCCACATCGTGGCGAACCGTTTCATGCGGATTGGATCGGTCACCCACGGGCGGTCGATTCACCACGCCAGACCGGGTAATGATCTGGCCATTCTCGTCCCTGCCCAGCGCCGTCCACGAAATGCGATCACCGCCAGCATCGTTGAAGTCCACTTCGTAGCTGATGCCATTGTTCGTCCGACCAAAGAGCGTACCCATGCGTGACACTCCCATCCTGATGAATGGCCCCATGTTCGAACGGCATGCGGCGTCGCGCAAGGAGGACTGCCATGCGTAGCCCGAAGCCCTGGGAAATCGGTGAGGGCGGTGTCGGAGCTGACTGCCCGCACAAGAAGGTCCGGACCCTCAAGAATCGACAGCAGTCGTGGAGCTGCACCTGCGGCGGATGCGCCGTCTGCGGCTTTCCCCTCCACTCAGCGGTCCATATGCACGCTGCGGGTGGCAAGCCCGGCGATGCACCCTATGACCACCGCTTCGAGCCAAAGGAGCGGCGCAATGGGTGATGCCGTGACATCGCCTGCCCTGCGCTACCACGGCGCAAAGTTCCGGCTGGCCAGCTGGGTGATGCAGTTCTTCCCGGAGCACCGGACCTATGTGGAGCCCTTCGGCGGCGCTGCCGGCGTTCTCCTGCAGAAGCCCCGCGCCTATGGCGATGTCTACAACGACCTGGACGGCGACGTGGTGAACTTCTTCCAGGTGCTCCGCGATCAAGATCTCCGCGCCAAGCTGATCGAGGCCTGCGTGCTGACGCCCTATTCCCGCGGCGACTTCGACGAGGCGTGGGAGCCTACCGACGATGTGGTGGAGCGCGCCAGGCGCATCGCCATTCGCGCCCAGATGGGCTTCGGGTCAGCCGGCGCCAGCAAAGGCAAGACAGGATTCCGCATCGACTCGAACCGCGCCTATGGGACCGCCCAGCAGCTGTGGGCAGAGTATCCGGCCGCCCTCTCGGCGGCTGGCCAGCGCATGGCTGGCGTGTTGATCGAGAACCGCCCGGCGATCAAGGTCATGCGCCAGCACGACGGGCCGGATACCCTTCACTTTGTTGATCCGCCCTACCTGCATTCCACCCGTGTCATGGATGCAGGCAAAGCCGGGTACTACCGCCACGAGATGAGCGACGCGGACCACGAGCAGCTTCTGGCAGCCCTACTCGAGCTGGAAGGAATGGTGGTGCTGTCGGGCTATCCGTCCGAGCTGTACACCAAGCACCTGGCGCATTGGCAGCGGCACGACACCGAGGCGCGGATCAGCGCCGGCCGCGGCACCGGGAAGCGCACCGAGTGCGCGTGGCTCAACCCGGCTTGCGTCGCCGCCCTGAACTGCCGGCAGGGCCTATTCGCCGAGGTGGCGCATGGTTGATTTCGAGTTCCGACGCATTGAGCAGGAGGCCACGCATGGATGACCCGACCAAGCCTGTCGCCATTGAGATCCGTGTGGAGGGCAAGACCTATGCCGAGAAGTATTGGCACCACATCCCACGCAAGGGCGACCGAATCATCCTGGCGAACCGGAAAGTGGCTGAGGTGAGCGCCATCTACTGGTCCGATGCCGGTCGCGATTCGATCATCTACGACTGCTGGGTCCAACTGGTGTGCGAAATCGTCGGCGAGGTGGATGCGTGAACCTGGCTATTGAATACCGCCGTATTGAGCAGGAGAGGAAGGAAGCATGAGCCTCCCGTACGAAAACGCCACCAGCGGCAACAACGCGATCAACGACATCCAGAAGATGCTGCGCGGGTTCGGCTGTACGAAGTTCGCCACCGGCGAGGACTACGAGACCGGCGAGCTGTTCATCCAGTTCGAGCACCGCGGCCGCCAGGTGCAGCTCAAGGCCAGCGCCAAGGGGTACGCCGCCGCATGGCTGCGGGAGCATCCGTACGGACCCAGGACGAAGGGCAGTCGCGTCGAGCACGAGGCGCGCGCCCTCAAGATCGGCAGCGTCGCCGTCTACTCGATCCTGCGCGACTGGGTGAAGGGCCAGGTGACGGCCATCGAGATTGGCATGCTCTCGTTTGAGGCGGCTTTCCTTGCCCACCTGATGCTTCCCACCGGCATGTCTGTCATCGAGCACATCAACGAGCAGCACCTCCTGCCTGCACCGGAGAGGGTGCCATGAGCAACCTGTGCCTATCCCGGACGGAGATTGCCGAACTGACCCGGGCCCAGACCAAGGCGCGGCAGCTGGCATTTCTGCGGAAGAATGGGATCCGCCACTACGTTGACGATCACGGGTGGCCGGTCGTCACCCGGGCGGCAGTTGAAGGCGAGCGCGACCAGGTGCAGGCTAAGAAGCCCTGGCGATCAAACTGGGCGGCCTGAATATGGGACGTCGACCAACCCGACCCGAAGCGGTCCCCCGCCTGCGAGTGCGCAAGAAGGGGAAGAAGACCTTCTACTACTACGATCACGGCGGAAAGCCGAGGCGCGAGGAACCGCTTGGCAGCGACTACGGCCTGGCGATCATGAAGTGGGCCGAACTGGAGCGCGAGGGTTCCGAGCGCCCCGCGGAGATCGTGACCTTTCGGTATGTGGCGGATCGCTACCGCGCCGAGGTAATGCCGACGAAGTCGCCGGCGACCCAGAAGGATAACGCTCGCGAACTCAAACAGCTGCTGATCTGCTTTGATGACCCGCCGTGCCCGCTGGAATCCATCGAGCCTCAGCACGTGAAGGACTATCTGCGCAAGCGCGGCCAGAAAGCCAAGGTGCGTGCGAACCGCGAGAAGGCCCTCCTGTCCCATATCTGGAACTGGTGTCGTGAGCAGGGGTATACGGCGCTGGCCAACCCGTGCGCCGGCATCAAGGGTTTCACCGAGACGGGCCGCGACGTTTACGTCGAGGACGACATGTTCAGGGCAGTGTGGGACGAAGGCGCGCAGCCGCTACGCGACGCCATGGATCTGGCCTACCTCACTGGCCAGCGAGTGGCGGACACTCTGAAGATGGACCAGCGCGACGTGCGCGATGGATTCCTTCACGTGTCCCAGGGGAAGACCGGAGCGAAGCGGCGCATTGAGGTGTTGGGCGAACTGGCCGTCCTGCTGGACCGGATCGCTGCCAGAAAGGCGTCCCTGGTCGTGCGCTCCACTCGGCTGGTCATTGGCGAGAACGGCCAACCGCTGACCTACCGCATGCTCCAGGGCGCGTTTTACAAAGCCAGGGAGGCAGCCAACATCGCGCCCAAGGCATTCCAGTTCCGCGACCTACGCGCCAAGGCAGGGACCGACAAGGCGGATTCTGCAGGCGATATCAGGCAGGCGCAGCAGCAGCTGGGGCACACCACGGTGGCTATGACGGAGCACTATGTCCGGCAGCGGAAGGGTGCCAAGGTCACCCCGACGAAATAG